GGAGCCCTGGGTCGCCGGCGCGGCCAGCCGCGTCACCGGGAACCCGTTGCCGTACGTCCACCGGCAGAACAACGGGCCGCCCGAACCGCCGAACCCGCCGAACTGGATCGGTCCGGCTGAACTGAAGACCGGCGCACCACCACCGGACACGATGATCCGTTTCTGTTCCACCCAACACCCGGACAGGTCCGACATCTGCGCCATCGACTGCACCACCGCCCCGGACCAGAAGTCCGTGAGCTCCAGCACCGGCTGATACCGCGGGTGGACGATGATCTGACCCCGGTTGTTGCGGTAGACCACGCCCTGCTCAGTGTCGATCGTCGCGGCCAGCACCTGCATGCAGATCGAATCCACCCACCGCGACGCCTTCGCGATCAGGCCGGTCAGTTCGGTCTCGTTCTCCTGCGGCTCGCCGCCCGGCACCAGGGAATCCCACGGCACAGCCGTCGGCGCGAGCTTGTACTGCTCGTTCGTCAGGTACGGGACATGCCGGGTCTGCGTCGTCCAAGTCGTGACCGCCGTCGGCGTGGACATGTCAGATCACCGTGACCAGTCCGCAGGAGTGCACCGGCGTCTCAACCCCGGCGGTGATGCGCACCCACGTGTAGTACGAGCCCGCGGTCAACGCCACGGCGCCCCCGGCCCCGACCTTGCACTGGGCGACGTACCCGCCGATCTGCGTCACATCCCACGACCCGGGCACCCAGTCCTGCGAGACCGGGGCACCGAGTCCCGACTCGAATGCGAACTCGACGGTGAACGGGGTTGGGTCGATCGGGGCGCCGGCGGATGCGGCGAACACTGGGACCTGGACGAACTCCAAGGACGCGGTGGAGATCCGTGGTTGCAAGACGCCCCCGATCTGCCACTTGAGAGCCGGCTCGCCGAGTTCGAAGAGCACGATTACGGGCGGCGGCTGTAGGAGCCGTGCTGGCAGCCGGCCGAGTAGGCGTCCTTGGACAGCGCCGGCCAGCCGTTCGGGTAGCAGTCCAGGCAGATCTCGCCGTCCTCCGGCTCCGGCTCGGCCGGGGCTGTGTCCTGTGCGGCCTCGCCTCCGGTGTCCGGCTGTTCGTCGGCGCTGGCCTCGGCCGGCTCGACCTCCTGCCCGGACTCGATCTCGGGCTCGACCTCGGCCGAGGTCGGTGGCTTGGCAGCGGCGGTCTTACGCGGCGCTGGCATGAGCGCCCTCCCTTTCACACGTGTCGGTACCGCAGCGAGAGCAGCGGCGGAAGAAGGACCCGAAACCACAGGTCCGGCAACGGAACCCGGTCGAACGCCGGTGCGCGCCCCGGAACGCCTGCCACGAGGACGGCATGTTCGCGGACTGCAGGTGGATCTTCGCGTCGCCGTCGGGCATCTCGAAGAAGCCGCCCTTGGCGCGGTACTCGATGCCGTCGATGACGGTCGCCACCTGCTTGATGTCCTCGGCCGGGACACGCATTGGAACCTCCGGGCATGACGAAGGGCCACCCGGAATCGGATGGCCCGTGGTGGTGGGTTGGCGGCTACTCGGCCGCCTGCTTGGCGAGCTTGCGTCGCTCTGCGACCTTCTCGCGATTGCACACTCGACAGTTGCGCTTGCCGTTGTGGGTGTAGGTGTTCTCTTCGGTTCGCGGGTGACCGTTGACGCAGGACTCGGTGCCCCGCTTCTTAAGGTTGCGCGCCTCGGCCGCTTTCTCCCGGTTGCATGCCCGGCAGTGCTTGTAGCCCTGCCTGGTGATGTGCGTGTTCTCTTCGGTCCACGGGTGACCGTTGACGCACGCTTCTTGCATGGCGCGGCGCTCGCGGTTAAGTGTCGCCAGGATCGTGCGATCAGCTGCGCAGTTTTCGAGGTGGGTCTTGGCCGCCAGGTGGGCCGGGTTGCAGCAACGCCGATGCGGGCAGTTGGTCCCACCCCTACAGGACTGCGGGTCGTGGCACGTGTGGTCGATCTCCTTGCGGCGCGAGATCGGCCCTTTGGTCAGCATGAACGCGACCCGATGGGCGCGCATCCCCTCGCCGTCGCACTTGAGGTACCCGTACCCTTTTGAGCCGCCAGCTGTCCACGGGTGGCACGCGTTCGGACCACCCGAGGAGTCGACTTGCGACCAGAACCATTCCACGAAGGGCACTTCGACAGATTCGGCCTGGACGGCGCCGTGCGCCTTCCACTGTTGATAGTGCCTTCCGCACATGCCGCGCGACTTCACGACCGTGTCGCAGCCTTCGACCGAGCAGGGCTTCGGACTACGGTCCTGCAAGCCCGTGTGGCCGTTGCGCTTGAGTCGGTAGTAGTGGTTCCTGCATAGCCCTTTGGCGAGGGGTGGCTTCGCACAGTCTTCCTCAGAACACTCCATCATACGAATAGCATAGCCCATTTGTAGGATGGAGTGTCCCGACAAGGCGGACTACTTGACGCCGATGAGCATTCCCGACCAGGCCGGAGCGTGGTGCACGAGAGTGCCCACCTGGTAGGTACTCGTATCTTTACTCATCTGAATGTCAGGCCAGTCGATCGCCATGTAGTCCTGGACGTTGACCGCCACCGACGGCGCCGGGACGTGCGAGTCCTGGATCGGGATCGACGTGGACCGGAACCACACAGTCCCGTTCGGCTGGAACCGGTGCGCGTGGATGTCCACGACGCGCCCGCTGGCCGGGTTGACGTACCCGGTGACCGTGGTCGACATGGTCACGCCGTTGTCGCCGGTCTCGACGTTCGTCCGGTAACCGCTGGACGCGCCGTTGGTGCCGCCGATCCGCATGAGCTGGTTGAGTTCGGTGCGCAGGGCACCGGTCATCCAGATCTCTTCCGGGTCCGCGTCGTTGTTCGTCCACATCTGGGTCAGTGCGGTGTCGAACTCCACGCCCGGGTTCGTGGTGCTGAAGTTGCCGTTGACCCGCTTGACGTATCCGCTGATGGTCGGGTCGGCCAGGACCGTGAGGTTCCCGTCGTAGGACAGGGACGATGCGGTCGAGTCCGAGGTCGGGGGGACCGGGCCGGAGGTGGTGTACGCGGTCAGGGTGACCGTGTTGGACCCCAGGACGTTGGTCTGCAGCGTGGTGTTCGGGCCACCGGTGGTGGTGCCGATGTACACGTTGTAGGAGAACGCCCCGACCGGTTCGGTCCACGAGACCGTGATCGTGTTGGTGGACCCGGACAGGGCGCCGGTGGTCGCCACCGTGGAGATGACGGACTCGCCCCAACCGCCGACCGCGGTCACGTACACGTAGTACGTCGCCGCCCCGATTCCGCCGCCGGTGGACGCGCCGACCCCGGTCACGCCGGTCGGCGCGACGATCGCGCCTTCGTACCCGGTGCCGGACCCGCGGGCGTAGAGCATGGCGCGCTCTTCGCCGAGCAGGTGCGACCAGAGCAGCGCGGTGTGCGACAGGGCGGTCAGGTCGTCGAAGCCGAGGGCCTCGAACATGGCGAGGTAGTCGACCTGGTCGGAGAATCCGAGTTCGACGTACCCGACGGAGTGGTCCGAACCGGTGTAGCTGATCTTCGGGGGCCGGTTGAGGGTCAGGCCGTTCCACGTCGAGGTGGCGCTGGCGGAGCTGAAGAACGGGCTGAGTACTCCGGCGCCGCCGGGGATGCCGGCGTTGGTGAAGCTGTCGATCCGCTTGAACTTGCGCGCGTTGCCCTGTCCCTGGGCGCGCGGCGTGCTGTTGCGGATCGGGGTGTCGTGCGGGACGAGGACCTCGGCCGGGCCGACCAGGTCGTACGGGGTCAGGCCCGTGCCGCCGACCGGGTTGGTCGGGGTCCAGTCCTTCTGGATGTCGGTGGCCACGTACTGGCGCAGTTCGGCCAGTTCCGCGCCGAGGGACGCGGCCTGGTCAGCGCCGAGGGACTTGGTCAGGGCGCCGAACAGGGCTTCGACGCGCTCGGGGTTGGCGAAGTTGGTCGCCGCGATGGTGCGCGAGCCCCGACTGAAGCGGGTTTTGCCGCTGCGGGCGTTGCTGATGGACTTGGTGATCGCAGCCTTGTAGGCCTCCAGTGCGCGGGCGCGCTCTGCCGGGGTTTCGGCGTCGGAGAACATCTGCTGCAGGACGTTGCTGCCCCTACGGGACATGGCTGGCTCCTGGTCGCGCGGCGCGCGGCCGGTTGAATGCGGGCGGGTGTGGGTCAGCGGCGTGCGGCCGCCATCGCCTCCTCGTCGGCCAAGGCCCGGTAGTCGCGGGCGACGCTGGGGTCGCTGCACCGGGCTGCTTTCAGGCGGTATTCCTCCGCCTTCGTCAGGTGCTCGTCGACTGGGGCCTTGGCCGGTTCGATGAGCATGGGACCGCCGGGGATCGCCTTGTTGCGGAACTGCTCAACCTCGGCCGTGAGCGCCTTGATGCGCTCCTCGTTGGCCCGGCTGGCCTCTGCCACAGCCTTGGTGACGATGTCGGTGATCTGGTCGCCGGACATTGCCGCCTGCGCGGGCGGGGTGTCCGAAGTCTGTGCGGCCTTGGCGGCCGGCTTGTTGGATCCGTTGGCGTTCCACGAGTCGGGGATCATGTCGCTCGCCCCGAGGTCCTTGGCCCGCCGGATGATGTACTTGCGGGTCTCGTTGTGGTCGCCTTTGCCTCGGCCGACTGCCTTGATGGCGTCGCCGAGGTCGTCCTTGTCGCCGATGGGGTAGGACGGCTGCCCCTTGGCGTTCTTGATCGCCTTGCCGTCCTTGAGCATCTGTCGAAGCTGCTCGGCCGTGTACTTGGCCTTGACCAGGTCCGGTTCGGCGGCCAGGGACACGAACACGGTCTCGCCGAACTCCATCGCCGGGGCGAAGGAGCCGGCGGACTGCTCTTCCTCGCGGCCGATGAAGCACCGCAGGCTGCAGACCATGTCCATGAGCAGGGAGATGTCGTACGCCTCACGGAAGTCCCCGGCGGCCAGTTCCTCGGCTTCGCTGCAGATCAGGCGCCCGAGGAGGACGAGGACCTGTGCGGCGGTCGCCAGGTCGTCGTCTTCGTCGTTGCCGGCGCCGTCCGGCGTATCGGCTTTGACCAGGGTGTGGAGGTTCAGGTCGCCGGCCAGGGCCTTGGTGACGTATGCCTCGGCGCGCTGGCGCATCCACGGGTCGAGCAGGGCGCTCTTCGATGCGGCCGGCGCGGGCTGCGCGCCCGGCGCCTGGTGCTTGTCGGCGGCGTCGGGCGCGACCTCGGGGGCGCTGTTCGGTTCCGGGGCATTCCCGGTCTCGCCTCGCAGTTGGGCAGTTTTCTGCGCTGGGGTCAGCACGGTATCGCCGTACCCGTCGGCGCCGTCGCCCTCGGCGGGTGCGGCGCCGGTGGGGGCCGGGGCGTCGCCCTCGGCGGCAGCCTTGTCCACGGCCGGTTCCCCCTCGTCGTTTGGGGCGTTCTTCGTCGCGGCCGGATCGGCCTGGCCGCCGTCGAGCAGGACTGCCTTGGTGATGTCCACGGGCCGCAGTTCGTTGCTCCCGGACGCGGCCTTCGCGATCGCGACGGTGGCCGTGGGGTTGCAGGGCCGGTCGACGAGGCTGATCTCGACGATGGTCCCCCCGACGATCCGGCCGCCCGGCGCGGAGGCGTCCTTGACGACGCGGGCGTTCTTGATCCCGATCGAGTAGCCCTTGTACGTGCCGGTCTCGACCTTGTGGGCCGACTCCGAGTCGGTGATCAGGGACTTGACGTACCAGTCCTCGCCTTTCTCGGCGGTCTCGACCCCGACGCCGGCGGCGATGGGCCCGTGCATGGCACGGACGTTCGCCCAGCGTCCCCAGTCCGGCATGGCGGACTTCAGCCACGCCGGGTCGCAGACCTGCTCGTCGAGGTCGAGGTCGGGGCCGGTCGCCTTTCCGTAGACGAGCAGGTCCCCGTCTGCGGTGCGGTCGAACTTGGTGATCTCCCCGGCATACGCGTGTGTCAGCGACACGAGCCGCCTCCTTGCCGCGCTCCGGCGGCTGTGAGTTAGTGGATGTGCAGGTCGGCTGGTCAGCCGGTGGCGCGGGCGGGGCGTTCGACGCCCGGCATGCAGCGGCAGTTCGGGTGCGCCGGCGGGTAGGGGTCGCCGGATTCGAACGGTGCGCCGAGCGGCACGGACCCTTGGTCGGTGTTGCCTTGGCAGACGGGGCACGCGCCGGGTTCGGCGAGCCAGAGCACGCGGGTGATGCCGAGGGTCTGGTAGTGCGCGGCTGCGGCGGCGGATTGGGCGCGGGTCAGTTCGGTGGTGGCGACCCGGTGGCCGCGGGCTTTGTCGCCGAGGAACTGGGCGATCTTGTCCTGGGTGCGGAATGTGGGCAGTCCGGCTGCGGCGGCGTCGGCGAGGATTTGGCCGAGGTCGGCGACCATGTGGTCGCTGATCTCGTCCACGAGGGTCGCGGAGTCCAGGGTCAGCCGCCGGTAGGCGTCTTCGTCTGGTGCGGGCTGGCCGGGTTTCCAGTTGGTCAGGTCCGCGTCGGTGCCGGTGGCCACGGCTTGGGCGCTGATGGTTCCGATGCGGTACCCGTCGGCGTGGATCCCGGCGACGGTGGTGCGGATCGCGGCCCGCAGGGCGGTGAGCAGTCCGAGGGACGCGAGCCACGCGGCGGCCGCGGCGGCGGTCTGGTTGCCGACTCCTGCGGCGGTGTTCCCGGTCCAGCGTTGGGCGAGGTCGGCCGGGGCGATCGCGGTGAGGATCGCCGCGGCGTAGGCGGCGGCCCAGTAGTCGGCTGTGGCCTGGTCTACGGTCCAGCCCGGCCAGCCCGGGCCGGGACTTTTGGGTCGGGGTCCGTGGTGGTTTTACGGACGAACGTCGCGGTGACGCCGATGTCCTCGAGGGGGATGATTCCGGCTTGGAGGGCGGCAGCGGCGGTCAGGTGCTCGAATCGGAACTGGCGGATGCGTCCGCCTTTGGCCAGCCATTTGCGGTACGCGGCCGCTTCGGCCCACGCTTCGGGTCCGGTGAGCGCTTTCGTGCCGCGTGCCGGCTGCTGCTCGTCGGGCTCGCCCTCGTCGTAGCCTTGTGCTGCTCCGGGCGCCGGGGCTGGTGTCCCGGTCGTTGCCGCGCCCGGCGGGCCCCCCGGGCCGCTCATGTCCTGTGCGGGCATGACGAGTTCACCGGGTGGCGAGCTCTGGGAGGCGCCCTCCAGGAAGACCACGCCGCGCTGGGTCTGGAGCATCGGCATGTCCGCTTCCGGGAACGGGTAGCGGGGTTGGCCGGTGCGGTCTCGGTCCTCGTTCAGGGTCATCCGGCCACTGGCGACCCGGTCGCCGGCGACGGCGTCCTGGGCGGCTTCGTCCTCGGATTCCAGGCGGAGCATTTTGAACTCGAGTTGCGGGGGTGCGGCCAGGAACTGGGTGCTGACCTCGTTGACGATGTCCTCGACGGTGGCGACGGTCGGGCGGGTGCCGATCCGGTTCTGGACGTCTTCTTGGCCTTCGTGGTAGCCGCTGGCGCCCAGGCCCCCGGGTTCGGTGATGTTGATCTCGGGGAGGGTGACGTCCATGTGGGCGGCCAGGATCCGGATTAGGAAGTAGTCGTAGTCCGGTTTGTACTGCTCCGGGAGGGTCGCCATCTGCTGCGGTTTGAACCCGGGCGGGGCGACCTTGGTGCGCTGGCGGGTCTTGGAGTTGCCCTGGAGTTCGTCGTTGACGGCCCGTTCCCATTCGCGGCGCTTGGCGACCGTGAACGGCTCCCCGATGGCCTGGGAGGCGTTCTCCGGGGGGATCATCCATGTGGCGGGGGTGACCCCGTCGTCGTACTCCGAGAGCATCCAGCCTTGGCGTTTGAGGTAAAGGCGGGCGCTGATCAGGGCCTGCTCGACGGCGGACAGGCCGTAGGGGGTCTCCGCGAACGGGGTGCCGCGGTAGTAGTAGAGCTGGTCGGCGGCGAACGCCCCTTTGGCGACTTTCCCGTCGGGGGTGTCGTCGATGGTGGCGGTGAACTCTCCGCGCGGGAACCCGTAGAGGATCTGCTGGTACGCGGGGTACGGCGGTTGGGGTAGGGCGCCGCGCCAGTCGCGCAGGGGTTTGATGGTGGACCCGGAGACGATCTCCAGGTTCAGGCAGTCCCCGCCGTAGGTCATCTGCGGGTAGATCGCGACGGCGTCGACGACCAGGTGCTCCTCGAGGAGCATGCTGGCCCACTGCTTGAAGTTGAGGTTGTTCGCCTTCCACGGCTTGCGCCAGAACGCGGTCAGGCGGGCGATCTCCGGGGCGAGCTGCTCGCGCAGTTCGGCTTCGATGTCGCGCCGGGTACCGTTGCCGCCGCGTTCGAGCAGGGCCTGCTCGACGGCGTCCTCGCTGACGGCCCTCGCCCATTTCAGGGACACGACGTGCCGTTTGCGGACTTCGATGCAGCGGCGCAGGATGTCGATCTGCCGGGCGGCGTCGCGCAGGATCTTCCACGGGACCAGGCGGTAGTCGGCGCCGGGTAGGTTCCAGCCGACTTCGTACTCGCTCAGGCGCGGCTCGGGCCGGCCGGTGTCGGGGCGCGGGGGGTCCAGGGGTGAGGGGACCATCGGGTTCTGCGGCCCGAACCCGACCCGGTCGTAGGGGTCCCGGGGGAGGGCGTCGAGTTGCATGAACGCCGGTGGGGTCATCGCGTTGATGACGTCGGTCAGCGGCACCATGACGGGGGTGTCGGGGCGGCCGGCGCGGTTGGCGACGGCCGGGTGCACGGCCTTGGCGGTGCTCGCCTGGTCCATGCCGAGGGCTTGTTCCAGGCGCGCGATGCGGGCGTGGTCCGGGCGGGGCCGGTTGCGGCCACGGCCTTTGTTGCGGCTCATCCGCGTACACCCCCGCACCCGCGGCACACCCATACGGCGCCGGCGCCGCGCATGGTGGCGCGCTCG